GCTTGAGATACTTTAGCTTCTGTTAGGAATTGGAAAAAATTTTTCATTACTTATTTTTATATGATTTCAAGCTATTAAAACTCTATCATATATTTATTTCTTATCTTACTTTATCATATCCTAATTTATCTGCTTCTCTTCTTTGCTTATCGTTTGATGATCTAATTTCAACATAATTAAGACTTTTTACACCATCAATATTAATAAGATCAAAAGATGGACTTCCCGTTAAACGATTAAGAGTTAATTTTACATAAATTATACGAGAAACATTTAAATATATTTCAAATAATCTTTTTAGATCATTTTGAAGTGTTCCCTGCGATGCAGTATGAATTAAATCTTCACAAGCATATCTAAGCTGACCATAAGTTACATCTTCTATTTTTGAAACAGACATATGGGTATTAATAAATGAGTTCCAAATAGTAGTGTTTTTTATTTTAGTCTCAGGAGACACTGCCTTTCCATAATTTAATAAAATATCATCAATACAATTTTTTGATATTGTTCTACTATTTTCAATCATTTTCCATGCAAAAAATGGACCTTGTTTTATACTATTTTCATCAATTATTTTAAGTAATTTATATGATTTAGATTGCTTTAAATTTTGAGATATATTCTCAAGATATGGCATAATAAATTCTGGTTTAATTTGATTACTAGAACCTCTACCAGATTTGGCAGAAATCAAATATTCTTTTGAATTTGCTATTAATTTATAATCATATAATTTTTCACTCTCTGGAGGAATGAAAATAGATGCATTTGATGTAGTAATACCTAATTGAGATAATAAATTTTGTTTAATACATGCTATTGGTCCAATAACTTCAGCAAAGTAACTTTGAAGTTCACCCCAATCAAAAGATGAGGTGTCTATTCCAGATAAATTAGGAGAACCCCCATCAGCAAAATTAATCAATTCAATCAAATAGTCATACAGCTCTCCATTTAGTTTTTCCTGCTGCCATCTTGATTGAATTGCTTGTTTTACAGTATTATAATATTGAGTGACATTAGAAAATGTTCTATTTGCTAACCCAAAAGAACTAGGATTTAGTTTTATATTTTCTGATCTTCCTGGTTTTATAAAATTATCTACTTTAGAGTAATAAATTGCATCATCACCATCTAAAAACTGAAATCCAATTTTTGTATTTCCACCCTTTTGAATATGTTGCGAATTTGCATCGTTATATATTACTTCTTGTCCTATGATCAAAGTTCCATCTGATTTATTGGTATTTTCATTTATATAATATGGAGAAGAAACTTTAATTTTAACTTTTATTCCATCGTTACCCTTCCAATTTTTTAACCAATTTTCTTTCCCTTGAGATGCCATAAATTACCGTATAGACATATAATCAAATAATTCTGGATGCAATTGTCCATATTTTCTCAAAAGTTCTCCAGCTTTTGCATTTGCTTGATTTTCAATCATGCTTCCTGCTTTACTAGAATGAGAACCTGCATGAGGAATTCCTCTCTGCAGGTGCTGCTTATAGTGCTCATATTCATGAGCAACTGTTCTCAAAATATCCACAGGATGACGATTGATAATACTAATATGGATTACATTTTTAGACGAAATCTCCCCAAATGCTCCTATTTCTTTTGAGAACTCAGGGTTGTCAACAAGAATAACTGGAATATCATGCTTGAAATTTAATTGAGCTTTTAAATAGATAATAAATCTTTTTAAAATCAATTCAAATTGAATTCTAGATATTGGTTTTCCTTTTTTCATGGATAGTTTTTAATTTATTTATTTTGTTTCAACAATTTCTTGAATTTTTTCATCAAGAGACTGGATTATATTACGAATATCAGAAACGCGAGGAGGGACACTTGCTTCATCGTAAGTATATCCTTTCTGATGTTCAAAAAGAATTTGGCGAACTGCCGCAGCAGCACGAATATCTAATTTAATTGTTACTTGTTTTTCTTTAGTCATCGGTCGTCAGCAGCACGGTTTTCAGAGAAATAAACATCAAAAGCACCTTCAGGATAACGCTTTAAAAGTTTTTGAACATTCTTAGCAACTACATCATCAATAGTCACACCAAGAGCCATACATGCTTGGGCAACATACCACATCAGATCTCCAAGCTCAATGATCAGATGTTCACGATTATCTTCATTATAAGGTTTTCCTTGGAAAACCATTTTTTTGACAATCTCTAGAAACTCACCACCTTCAGCATTAATACCAACACCTGCAGTCAAAAGTCTCTCAATATTTGCACCCTTTTCGTCCAAAGCAACCAGACGATCTGAGAGAGCAAGAAAGTCTTTTGATGCATCAGAAGTCACCTTGTCAACAAACTCAGTGTACTTATCAAAATTAACATGTTTTGCGTTTTCCATTAAAATTTAAATCCTCCAAATTTTTTTGCGAGAGACGGTGGCTCATCATCGCCACCATCATAACCGTTATCCGAACCGTTGTCAAGTATGTCATTTTGAGCAGACTGCTCACAATCATACAATCTCATTTTAGCACGATCAATACCAACTACAAAACGTTTATAAATGGTAGGATCATTATAACGGTTTTTTAGTTGTTTTACCATAATCTGCCCCAACTGTTCAAGCTCTTCTGTGCTAATAAGGGCAAACATAAGATCAGCAGTAGCAGGGAGACCAAAGGACTCAGAAGTATCAGTAAGTTCAACATCAGAACTACCATAACCAGAACGAGTGGTCTGAGTAGCGGAGACAATCGGCACATTATGCTCAACTGCAAGTCCTCTAAGTTCTTCTGCAATTGCTTTAATATATGAATATGAATTGACAGAGAGATTTGACTTATACCTAGAGGAAGCACAAATGTTAAGGTAGTCAATGAAAATAATATCAGGTCTAAATGACTTCTTAAGTGCAAGTTCATTTAATAATGCCTTAAAATGTCCACTATGAGCGGATGCAGTTGGGTACTCTTTAATTATAAGAGTTCCCTGTGTTTTTTTGGCAATATTCGTTACCTTATTTTCAAAGGTTGACTTGGGTAAATCCATGAGTTGTTGAATGGGAACATTCAAGAGATTTGCATCAATTCTCTCAGCAATTCGCTCTTCTGCCATCTCCAACGTAATGTACAAAACATTCCGTCCTTGAAGAAGAACTGATGCTGCTACGTGACACATAAACAAGGATTTGCCTACACCAGTATTATGAGAGGAAACACCATTCGTATAATACCTATGATTTGGATGATTTACATTAATATCAACAATAGGTATTTGATTTCCTGTTTTAAACACACTACCAAGTTTATAACCATTTTTGGTTATAAAATGATTTGTCTGGTATTTTTCATAAAGATGTGATGCTTTCATCCATCCAAAAGATGTTTCAAATAAATGATCGGCATTACATCTCACAGGTTCTCCACCATCAACCTTTAAAACATATTCATCATACATTCCTTTGTTAATAAAGAAATTAACTGGAACATATCCATCGGGAGAATCAACTTCTACCTCATATCCATTATCAAGTAATGTTTTGATTTCAGCAATTGATGTTTCTTTTTCAATCCACATTTTGTATAAATAATAGTATTAGCAGTAGCAGGGACAGGGATGTTTAATCGTATCTATTCTAACTTATGCGAAGGTAATAAGTCAAGAAGAGGAGATTACAAAAAATATTCAGGACTACACGAACATCATATTGTTCCTAAACATATGGGAGGAACTGATGAAGATTGCAACCTTACATACTTAAATGTTAGAGAACACATTATAGCACATTATTTACTTTGGAAGATTTACAAAAATCCAAATGATTTAAGATCTATGAAAATGTTAGGTGCAAATTTATCACCACAACATAGAAAAATAATTGGAGAGTTTTGTAGAGATAATCAACTTGGTTTCTTTTCAACACCAATAGAAGAAAGAAAAGAATGGATGATTAGAGGAATAGAAACTCAAAAACAAGAATATCTAAACGATAAAGTTAAAAATTTTTATTATTGGAGCACAGAAGAAGGCAGAAAAGAAAGAGCATCTCTTGGAGGCAAGAAAAGAGCATCCAAAGAGTTTAATTACTGGGCATCCAATCAAGGAAGACAAGAAAGAGCATCTCTTGGAGGAAAAGCACACAAAGGTAAGAAGGTAATGCACTTACCAGGAACAAAAGGATGGAAAAGAATACTTCCAGAAGATGTTGATACTAAATTAAACGAAGGTTGGAAATTTGGAACAGGAGAACCAGCACCAAATTCCAAAGTTAAAAATAATAGTTCAAATTGATACGAATAAAAAACCACCCAAAGATGGTTTTATGGATGAGTTTTTATTTTTAGTTACTTTTCACCATTCCATCTTCTAACATCTTGTTTTTTCATTCCTCTTTCAGATTTATGAAGTCTTCTCCTTAATTGCGTCTGCCCTGCCTGATTGAATCCTTGCTTACCAAACTTTCTTTCATTTCTTGCTTTTTCCATTTCATCAGAAGACATATCCCAATCAACTGCTGCTTCAACAATAACATCTCTCCACTCCTCACTCATATTCACCATAATTGCTTCTGCTGCTTCTGGTGTTTCAGCATATCCTTCATCAAGTAAATGTGAAAGGATGATGTCGTAAATATCTACTTCTTCTTTGTATGGTCCACCAACGTGTCTCATAGTTCCAAAAGCACTTTTAGCACCTTTTTCCTTTTTAACTCCTCTAGTGGAACTTCTTTCTGCTCTACGATTTGAAGTTTGTTGCCCTGCTGGTTCTCCAGGAAGAGCATATGCTTTATTTCTTTTTCTAATTTTTTGGAGAGGTGTTAAATCTTCATCTTCTCTTGCTTCATCAAGTTGCTGATTTTCAACAACTTCCATATATGCTTCTTGAAGACTACGAAAATCTTGTGCGTCCATTTTACAAATACTTTTTAGGTATTTATGTTTTTAATTTCCTAAACCTAATTTTAACTTTGGTTTCTGGATGAACGCAACCAGCAAGAGCGATGTTAAGAGTTTTGTTAGGGAGACCACCTTTTGTGATTTTGTTAAAATATTCAAGATCAAATGCAATTTTATCCTCCTTGTGATGATAGTACTCATAACGTTCTTCATAATTACTTAAGTAATCATGGCCAATATTATTATCGAAAGAAACTGCTAAAGCATCAGAAAGAATATTCGGAATTGCATCACGATTTTTCTTATCATCATTACCATCAGCAATATGAATTGATTCCATTAGAGCAAGATAGATTGCTCGATCACGACACCACTTTTCAGTAGTATCAAGCAACCAAGCACTATCTACTGGAGCATCATCTAGAGAAGCTACAAGTTCCCTAATCTCTTTA